CCGCCCTGGTGGCCGGGGTGATCGTCGCCTACAACCACAGTGAGACGTTCCGCAACTACGTCGATGGGCTGTGGAAAGAGCTGCAACAGCTGTTCGGCTGGCTCAACGCCAACGTGCCCGGGTTCGTCTCCTCGATCGTGAACGCCTTCACCCAGGCGAACGCGGCCACCGACAAGTTCTGGGCCGGTGTCGCGGATGGCGCGTCCAAGATCGGCGGTTACCTGACCCAGGCGAACGCGGCCACCGATTCGTTCTGGCACGGGGTAGCCAACGCGTTTACACAGGCCAACAGCGCCACCGATACGTTCTGGCAGCGGGTCGGCCAGCTGCCGGGGCAGATCGGCTCGGCGCTCGGGCCGCTGGCCGGGCAGGTGGTCACCTGGCTGTCGGATGGATTCAACCGCGGCCGGGATGCGGTCAACCAAGCCAACCAAGCGCTGTTCGGGTTCGTCGGGCAGATCCCGTCCAAGATCAACGAACTGCTCGGCGGGGTGCCCGCCCGAATCCTGGACTTGATCAAGGGCGGCTGGGACCGGATGGTCGCGGCCGTCCAGCAGGCCAACCAAACCCTGTTCGGCTACATCGCACAGATCCCGAGCCAGATCACCTCGACGCTGTCCGCGCTGCCCGGGCAGATGGTGCAGATCGGCACCGACATCATGAACGGGCTACTGCGCGGCCTGCAGTCGCTCGGACCGCAGATTGTGTCGTACCTGACCAACCTGATCCCGGAACCGGTGCGCCGGGCGCTGAACATCGCGTCCCCGTCCGGGGTGTTCCGCGACATCGGGCAGAACATCATGCAAGGCCTGCAGGCCGGTATGAATGATCTACTGCCACAGCTGCAGGCCAAGATCCAACAGGTGGTCGACCTGGTCAAAAAGGGCGGCGAGGCGGCCGGGTCGGTCAACTTCGGCGGGCAGAAGATCGACTACAACGTCAAGGGCAGCGCCGCGGGGGTGTCCGGTTCGGCCACCATCGGCGGACAGCAGGTGTCCGGTCAGTACGACGCGGCTAGCGGCAAGGCCAGCCTGTCCGGGTTCGGGCACACCTTCAATGTCGACGCGCGCAGCTTCGGCACCCAGCTCAAGCCCCAAGACGTGGCGGACGCCATCAAGTGGGCCAGCAAGATCGGCGGTTTGGTCAGTGCCTAACCCGAAGGGAGTCGGCCGATGGTCGCGCTCGATGTCATCCTGTTGATCCTGTCGCTGGTGTTCGCCATCGTCGCCACGATCGTGGGCTACTCCGGCAGCCCGGCCGGGCCACCTACCGCGGGCTGGGCGCGGGCCAACTATCTGGCCCTGGCGTTCGCCCTGCTGGTGGCGGTGGTGCTGCTCGGCGTGCTGTTCGGTGGGCCGGTAGTGCTGATCAAGTGAGGTCCCGATGAGGTCCCTGCAGCCCGGCCAGTGGCGCACGCTCTCCTTCGGTCCCGGGACGCCCTATCCGGTGATGGAGATCGACGGCATCGACGGGCTGCCCGACATCCAAGCGGCCGACGTGGACCGGCCGCAGACCGACGGATCCTGGTCCGGTGCCGACCAGGTCTCGCCCCGCACGATCGTGCTGTCGCTGGGCATCCAAGGTGACGACCCGGCCGACCTGGAGGCCAAGCGCAAGGCCGCGCTGTTCGTGCTCGGACCCTCCCGCAAGGCGGTCGAGCGGCTGATCTTCACCGACGGCCGGATGGTGTACGGCAAGCTGCGCAAGTCGGCCATGCCCAGCGACATGGGCAACGATTGGCGGCTCGGGGAGATCCACCTGCAGTTCCTCTGCCCGGACCCGCGCGTTTACACGGGTGACCTGCAGTCGGTGACGCTGATCGCGGGCGGCGCCCGGCTGTCCGGGCGCACCTACCCGCGCGGCTACCAGTCCGGCATCCCGAACTTTGTCGCGCCCAAGGGCTGGCAGTACCCGCCGCTCACGCAGGTGATCTCGGCCGGGCAGCTGACCAACATCGGCAACGTGCCCGCGCCGTGTGACTGCACGCTGACCGGTCCGCTGCTCAACCCGGCCATCGAGGTGATCGGGCAGACCTGGTTTCCGATCAACGTCTCGCTCGGCGCCACCGACGTGTTGCAGGTGACCCGGGACTATCACGTGATCTTGAACGGGGTGGAACGGCGCGACCTGATCGGCATCGGGGCGCAGTGGCCGGTGATCCCGAACGGCACCTGGACGATCCGGATCTTTGCCCAGTCCGGTAACGGAACCTGTTTCGTGCAGACCCAGAGCGCGAATCTGTGATGCGATGAGCTCTCCCGGCGGGGCCATGGCCACCACACTGATCGTTCGGCAGGCGCAGAATAAGGCGATCCTGGCGACCGCACCGTGGTCCAAGCTGACCTATGAGTCCCGGATCAACTCCGCGGGGCCACTGGAGGCCACCATCCCGGTATTCGACGGCGGGCTGGTGGACATCATGCTGCCGGGCCGGGTGATGGTCGGGGTGCTGCGCGGCTCCATCCCGGTGTGGTCGGGGATCATGTGGAAACGCTCGATGAACCCCGACGGCACGATGGATATCCACTGCGACGAGATCCTGTCCTACTGGGACCGGCGGCGGATCCGTCAGACGTTGATCTTTACCCAGATCGAGCAGGCGTCCATCCTGTCCACGCTGATCGACCTGCCGCAGCGGGACGCCTACGGCGCGCTCGGCGTGACCACCTCGGGCAACGTGAGCACCGGGCAGCTGCGGGACCGCACCTACTATGCGGCCGACCGCAAGAGCTACGGCGAGATGATTCGCAACCTGTGCGGGGTGATCAACGCGCCGGACATCAAGAGCGACCCGATCTACGTGAACGGGGTGTGGTCGGACCGGTTCACCGTGGGCTGGCCCCGGCTGGGCCGCACCCTGGCCAACTCGCACCTGACGTTCATTGTCGGGGTGAACTGCGAGATCATCGATTGGATCGAGGACGCGGCCTCATCGACCACGTTCATTGACGTGACCAGCACCAACCCGGCGGACACCACCAACCCGCTGTTCTCCTCCTACGAAGCACAGTTCATGTACGGCGCGGGCTGGCTGCGCCTGGAGGACGCGCTGAGCTTCACCGACATCTCGGTGCAGTCCACCCTGGACGAGAAGGCACGCGCCGAGCAGGCCGCCCGCTCCGGCATCATCCTGTCCATCCGGATCCGGCTACCGGACGCCGACGAGGACCCGATCATGGGCAGCTACGGGGTGGGCGACGACTGCCGGTTGATCGTGCCGCCCGGCCCGGCGTTCGTGACCGGCTACGACCTGCAAGTGCGCATCGCGGGGATCGCGGTGGAAGCCGGACAGATGGACACCGTGACGATCACCATGGTGCCCGCACTGCTGGACGGCACAGTGATCATTCCGGTGCCGTGAGGAGGCGCATATGACCCGGGTCGCCCGGTCCTTGGACCTGGCCGAATGGCTCAACCGCACCGAGGAACGGTTGTCCACCGCAGAGCGCCGACTGGCCGCCACCGCGCGCCCGGCCGCGGGCACCACCGCGCTGGTCTATGGGCCCAACCTGCTGCCCAACCCCGGCTATGAGGGCCAACGCCTGGACGGCTGGTCGGCCACCACGCAGGGCGCGCTGGTCACCGGGTCCGGCGCGATCTCGGGCCAGTGGTCCTACCGGATGTCGCACACCGCGTCCACGCCGGTGGTCAACCGGGTGAAAAACTCATTCAACCTCGCGCCGTACGCCTGGCGCTCCTACAACGGCGACAACAGCTACCACGTGCCGCCCTCGCCCGACCACATGTATCAGGGCTACTTCGATGCCGTGGAGGGCAACCACCGGTCCTACATGTGGTTCGACCCGGCCGGATTCTCCGGCGCGGTCGGGACCGTCCCGGGCGACTGGGAATGGCTCGACGCGCTGATCTACTGGGAGCATTGGTTCTGGTCCGAGGGCGGCACCGCGGTGGTCGGCGCGCACACCATCGCCACCCCACCGGCCACCGGCGCGGCCGGACCGCTGACCAACAGCTTTCCCGATCTGACTCGCCAGGACTGGCCGGGCCGTTACATGAGCCAGTCGGTCAGCCTGATCGCCATCGGCGGGGTGGCCGACCGGATCCGGGACGGCACGTTCCGCGGCCTGGAGTTGGGCCCGGGGCCGACCAACAACAACACGTTCTATGGCTACGCCCGGCCCTACGACGTGCAGCTGCGCGGCACCTACTGGAAGACCACCGGCATCACCATCACCGGGCTGTCCTCGGAGGTGCGCTCGCTCGGGGCCGGGGTGTCCGGTGGGAACGTCAAATGGAACGCCAGCGTGGCCGCGCTGTGCACGGTGCCCGCCACGGCCAAGCTCGGGGTCTGGTGGAAGAACGCGGGCGGCACGGTCACCGACGTGGACGTGGCGACGGTCAACCTCGGGGCGAACGCCATGACCCCGATCAGCGGCACCACTTCGGCCGCGTTCTCCAACGTGGCGGTGGACCTCGGGGTCTACCTCAAGGTGACCGGATCGCCGCCGACGGACGGTTCGGGCACGACGATCCCGTGGAATTACACCGTGGACGATTGGATCTGCCGTCAGCAGATTGCCGGACCTTAGGAAGATCAATGACTCTCAAGGCTCTTTACCTGCAGACCGGGTCGTACAACGCGCTCGATGATCGGATGCTGTCCGGGATGTTGTTGGACTACTCGTCCGACCCGCTGTCCGGCGTGGGCAAGATCTTCTCCGGGTATGCGGTCAGCGCGCAGGCCACCCCCAACATGACCGTCTCGGTGTCCCCGGGCCGCGCGGTGTGCCCCACCCCGGCCAGCGACGGCGGCGGCTACGCGGTGATGAACGATGCCACGCTGACGGTCAACGTGTCGCCGGTCTCCACGCTGCCCCGGGCGGACCTGGTGTTGCTGTCGGTGGACGACGGCGACTACTCGGGTACGCTCTACGCGCCCAAGATCACCGTACTGGCCGGGACACCCGCGGCCTCCCCGGTGCCGCCCGCACAACCGGCGGGCTCGCTGCTACTGGCCACGCTCAACCTGTTGGCCAACGCCACGTCGGTGGTCAACTCCGCGATTGCCCGCAACCTGTGGAACGTGCACGAAGCGGAGTACTACCAGAGCGCGCTGCAGACCTTGCCGATCACCACCGACCGGCCGTTGGGGTTCCCGGTGGTGGCCACCAGCTGCCCGGACGTCACGCCGCTGACCAGCACCATCGGCGCGACCCCGTTCGGTGCGTTCCGGATCAACCGGGACGGGGTGTGGAACATTGAGGCCGGGGTGCGCTATACCGGCATCACCGACGGCCAGTCCAGCGGGCTCTACATCGGGCTGGACAACACCGCGGCATTCCGGTTCGCCGAGCAGTTCAATGACCCCGGATCCCAGGCCGGGCCGCAGACCACCGGCGGCTGTTACAACGTCGGGGCGTCCTGCTCGTGCATCCGCCGGTTCGGTACCGGCACCGTGTTCTGCGCCTACGGCTACATCAGTGGGCCCGCGGTGCGCAACACCGACCCGATCGGCCAGTCCACTCACATCCGACTGACTTGGCTGCGCAACTAGCGAAAGGTAGCCCCATGACCGCACCCGTCAACATGTGCTTTAACTGCGCGAACCTGGCCCCGGCCGACCGGCCGCTCGATCCCGTCCCGCCGCACAACCCGCTGCCCACCGACGGGATCATCGTCCGGGAGCATCGCCTGCTCTGCCAGTACCACGCCGACGCGCACGACGCTGCCACCCGGCAGGGCGGGACGGCCCACTGATAAGGATGTTGACTCATGCCCATGTGGAGTGATCTTGACCGCGCGCTGGAAGGTTCCGGCTTGGTCGTCAAGATCGGATACAACAACTGGAAGGGCTACGGGCACGGCACCCCCGGGCCGGTAGAGGGGGTGGCCTGCCACCACACGGCCGGGCCGCCGACCGGCGACACGCCGAGCCTCAACACCGTGGTCTATGGCCGGTCTGACCTGCCGGGCCCGCTGTGCAACCTCTACCTGTCCCGCTCCGGTCAGGTCTACCTGGTCGCCGCGGGCATCGCGTACCACGCGGGCGACACCCTGCAGTCCTGGCAGGACAACAACTCGGCGATCGGCATCGAGGCCGAGGCCACCGGGGTGGATCCGTGGCCCAAGGGCCAGTACGACGCCTACGCCCGGCTGTGCGCGTGCCTGGCCGGTTACTACCGGCTGTCGATCAGCCGGGTGGTCGGCCACAAGGAGATCTGCAACCCGCCCGGCCGCAAGATCGATCCGAACTTCGATATGAACGCGTTCCGGACCGCCGTAGGTCAGGGCGGCGACGTGCCCGCCGCAGCGGCCAAGGACTTTCCCGATGATGAGGAGAACCGCATGCTGTTCCTGTTCACCACCGTGATGACCAACCCCGGCAAGCCGGGCGTGCCCGCGGTGCCCGCGGTGCCC